TCCACCACCAGATCCACCACCTGAATTTGTCGCTAGGTTGCCAAAATTAACCGAACCTGTGCCAGATGCTATTTGTCGTCTTTGAGCAAACAAATCCTTACGATCTTTCTTTTGTTGGTTTAGAAGATCGGCTTGGTTCTTTCTTACCGCTGCCTTAGACAAATCTTCTCACCCCTAATATTTTTCTTAGAAATCCACCTTTGCCATCTACGGGCTTTGTTATACTATATTCTATCCGTTTGGCCACTAATTCAATGTAGTTGATTCCACCATCTGTACCAGTTCTTAATCCATCAGAAATTAAACGTGCGTGTTTGAATTTGAAATAATCTCCAAACTCAATGTCGAATTTTCCTGTTGTATTAACCTCAAACTCAACGTGCCTAAACTTTCGTTTTTGTCTTTCGGCTTCTGCGATGTTTTTTAATTGGAAGTAGTCGAACACTTCTGGTTTTTCCATAAAGTCAGATTCTATGTCTTTGGAAGTATCTTGGCCTGTAGAAACTAACAAAGGCTTTGTAAAATGGAAGGCATCAATATACATATCCAATTTTCTATATTCAAATCCAATTGCAGACAAACCAGATAATAATATAGTTTGGTTTGCAAAGAAATTTCCTGTTGGACCACTATCACAATATCTTCCAAAAGAGTCATAACTACCTGTTGTTTGAAGAATTATTTGCTTGATGTTTCTCCATTCTATTTGGTTGTTAATTGTCAAGTCTTTTGGTGGTACAAATGCATCAATGAGGGAATCTTTTGGTTTTCTTCCTCTATAAGTTTGGAAACCACTTATTGGTAATTTGTAAGGTAACCATTGGTTGTTAAAAGGAACTATGAAATCTTGTTTTGCCACATTATCAGATGTATCTATAACAAGACAGGTTACCCCTATATTTGGTTCTGTTGAAGATGTGTATCCACCTGAACTTGCAAGTCTACCTTGATAGTCTAATTTCAACCAAAAGTCTATACTAGATATTTGGCCAAAACATTCTGTATTTAATGTATCTCCATTATTGAATCCTCTATATCCTTGTGGACTCATATGCATATTTTCAATATCTAAGGTAGCAGGTTCACAGACGGCATCTCTACCAGAAGCACCACCACCAAACCAAAAACCAACGTCAAGATTACCATTTATTTCTGCATGAGGAAAAGGTATGTTAAAATTCAACCATGCACCTAGTTTATGTTTTTGTGTTGCATTAGCAGGAATACCCGTAACAGCATTAGTTTGCCATGTATATGAAACTTTTAATGCTGAATCCGTACTAGCTGAAAAAGTTGATCCATAAATACCCTCTTCATTAGTTAATGAATCGTATGGGTGTAGGCAATCACCATCGGTATTAGCACCATATGATACACCATCAATAGTTCCAGTAGCAGTCCAAGTAGAACCACCTACATTCCTAAATGGTATGCCATCATGTCTAACAATACAACTTAAATTATTTGCACCTACATATTTGACTATCCATTCGGCTGTTGAGGCCGTTCCAGGTGTTATACACTCTACTATTGCATAGGAAAAGGATTTTCCATTCTTATCAGATCCTTGCCATTTACCACTTGAACCAGATACGGCATTTTCAATTAAAACCCTAAACCCTCTATAAAATGTATCGTCATTATAAAGGTATTTTTTTAATGTTACATCACTTGATATATTACTTGGATTAGGCGTACCATTATTATCCCTTACATCAGCCCAAGTTCTAAACCAATTTTCACCAGTATCCCATATAACCATATTTCCATCATTAAAACCTGGGCCTAATTCACCACTTGAATTAATATCATCTGGATCTGTACCACTATCTTTCCATTCGTCATTTAGATTGTCGGTCCATTGTGAATATTGGTATAATGCACCATAATCTTCATCTTTTGTTCTGTGATCCCAATAAGAATCTGCACTACCACTACCAGGTGGAGTGTGATTTTCGTTATCACCAGCATAAACCGATCTATATAATTCGCCTTGATATTGAACTTTTGAGTTTTGTTTATATATTTCGGTACTTAACCATTCTGGATATAAAGGATACCTAATTTCTTCAGATGCAAATTGAGAATAAGCAATAGGTAAGCTACCAGCTTCTGCAGCACCCCATGCCAAAACAACAGTTCCTGTTTCATTATCAATACCAGAGTCGGTTTCTCCTACGTTTACTGACGTACTATCACTAATCATTTTCTGACTTCCACCTGCTATATTATTACCTGATGAAAATGCCTTTAACATTATATGAGTTTTTGGATCGTATGTTCCTGGAGAGTATGATGTGGTATTTGGAACAACAAACTTAAAGTCATAGAAATCCAAAGCTCCGCCTTCTGACACAGCCATAGCTAGTGAGTCTGACACTTCATTCATTCTATCATAGCATGGTAATTCATTACTTCCATAATCATAGTTGTTTCTTTGAAAAGACTTGGTTGGTAATTCATTATATGTGCTACTATCATGCCCTAACAATGTAGGTTGTTGTGTTCCACGACTATCATTATATTGATTTCCAATATCTTCCATTACCTCATTAGCACCCTCAAAAAAGTGAGGTTTAATATAATTAATTTTTTGCAAGTGGTATTCTAGGCCCATAAGGAATAATTCTACCCTAGTTCCTTCCGACTTTGATTCTGAAGGTAGTATCTTTATTACCTCAAAATATTTGTCATAATTAGTTGTAGTAGAATCACCATCATCTATCTGTATCCTTATCCTATCATATTGATCAATAACAGGACTTGTTTTAATGAATTTACCATTATTTGCAGATAGTATAATCCTTGCAGAATTAACATCACCTGTTCCCGTATCCGTCACTAATGGCATTGAGTTAATTTCTGAAGTTATATCTGTTGAGGACCAAGAGTCATCTTCATCGTAATGAGTGACAGTATATGACCATTGTGATGTCAAGAGTAATTCACTGTCCAGGAATATTTAGGGCTACTTGTACTACTTCCTACATCTCCATTAAATCTAATTGTTGCAATAAAGGTTGTTTTTCCTTTTGTTTCACCTTCTCGTATCCATCGCCAACTTGTCAATACATACGCTCTGGGTTGCTCTACTGCAGCACCAGTTCCTGTTGGTACTAAGTCGTAGGAATCAATATCGTCTAATTCTAATCCAAATCTACCCTTTGTAAATACATCATCTGTCTTTTCCTCTATTAACCATTCCTTAATCTTTTGGAAAACACTTGAACTACCTGTATCGGTAACTACAGATCCAGTTATGGTCCATGTTATAGAGTCTAGGAAGGTATCTTGTAATTCGTTTACATTACCTTTTGGCTTCTCATTTTCTCCTATGCCTACAATCATATCTAATTGTGTTTGGTGTAGATACTTACCATCAGAAACACTTGTTTTGGAAAATGTGATTAAATCAGTTCCTGCTGCAGTTCTAGTTCCTTGTTTTGTTGTACCATCTTCTTGACCATCGGTACTTCTCCAAATATATGAAACCATTATACACTACCTGCTCCTGTATTTTGTGTTATAAGAGTTCCGTCTAAATCGAACACCCTTTTACCATTTGCTATTATATCCAAATTACTTCTAACTTTATTATCTGTTCCTCTTAAAGCAGAACTTGTTGTTACTCTTATTGTTCTTCTACCTTGTGCTATATCTTCCTTTTCTTTCAAGTCAAATACTTTTATGATCTCTTCTTTTATATTTCGTCTAAATCTTGTATCATAAATACCACCTGGCTTGAATAATGAATCTATCATCGCAGATCCAAATTCAATAACAGCCATAGCTATCATACCATAAATACCACCAAACATTAATAGACCAGACATACCTTTCAAACCACCTGCACCCATACCAAGTATACTTAATGGGTTTTTCATTATTCCTTTAGCTTTACCAATACCTTTTTGTGCTTGTTGTAATCTACCACCTTGTCCAAAACCCGCACCAATACCACCCATGAAACCTAAGTTCATCAAGCTGTTTACAACATCACCTTGTGTTTCTTGTACTTGTTGTAATTCTTCTTGCATTTCTTTAAATTGATTTCCTCTTTGGAAAGGTGCTGCTGATTTTTTATCCCTAAACTTTTCTTCTTTGCCAGTTTCACCACCAAATATACCACCTCTATCCTCAAAAGGAGTTGGTCTATATGGCATACGAGATTCTTCGTCACCCTTACCTCTTCCAGTTCTTGGTTCTAATCCTCTAATATCTGATTTGGCATCTTTTATTCTTTGTATTAAATCGTTTAATTCACCCATATCCTCTGGATCTATTTCTATTGGAACACGAACTTTATCGTCAGATGCACTCATGTCTTATCAATCTCCAAATGGTTTTGAACCTCACTCGAAATACGTTTTTCAAGTGCTGGTAATCTTTCATCTCTTATTCCATGCACTAACATTTTTGGTTCAGTTCCAGGGTGTCTTACCATTTTAGCAAAGTGGTCCTTTCCTATAACAAATCCACCTGATGGTCCTTTCCAATGTAGCCAATCTGCACCACCACCCATCTTTCCTTTAGCTTCTATCATGTGTGGTTTAGTGCCATACTCTAAGTAAAAATGTATTGGTTGGTTATCTTCACCTCTAAAATCCCACACTAATTCAACTTTCATAAAACCAGACTTTTCAAGTGACAATCCATCTGAAGCTCTTTGGGAAACAGAACCTGCTATATCTGCTTGACCTGGAAGTAACATTTCTTCTGTGGCCCACATCAATATGTTTTGATCTATATATTTTCTAATCCTATCTTTAGCTGATGATAGCCGTTGTTCTGCGATATCCAAGCTCATCGTTCATCACTATCACTACGTTGGTTCATCAGGACATACAATGGTTATATCTACCTTAACTGCTCCTTCAACGCTTTTTGAAATATCTGCTACAGATAATTTACAATTCGCAAATGTCAATGTGGTAGTAGTTGATGATGAGTTCATATCCGTAAATTTAACTAGCCATGTTTTGCTTAATACTTCTCCTGATGTTGCATCAGGTGTTAGTAATGCTGCCAATCCTGCTACGTTTGTTGCACCTGCCGAATTAGCAGTTGTCCATTCATCTGTGGTAAATAGTAAAGTGCCTGAAATAGTATGATCTGCAGCTCCAGTATATGTAATAACTCCACCAGATGTTGTAGGTTCTCTAAAAACAGGGTGAGATACCAATACTCTTGCATTTTGGACTAGCTTCCACTCGTTAGAAGCACTACCTATGTAAATATTAAACTTTTTAGCGTTAATTTCCTTTCCAGTATCGAAATGTCCCATACTTAAACATAGGTTTTATCTAATATAAAGATTTTAGTAGTATGGCATCAATGAAGTTCAAAACCCCATCCAATGATAGGGAAAAACTTGCCTGGTTTTGATTATAGCCAGATTCTAGCCATACATGAGTAATATTGTATTATATGCTTAATTAACCTTACGAAGTGGTAATTACACTAGGCGTACTAATAGTTGCCGTAAACCTATAAACCACAGTGTCTTGATACCTATATAATCTCTGTAATGATTCAGGTTTTACGATAAATGTTTCGGTTATTGTATCAGGTGACTCTCCACCAGTTTTATTGGAATATTCGAATTTTAGATCTGGTGCTTCTCCTACAGATCTTAGTCTAATTAATTGGTTTAATTTGTCGCCAGTGCTACCCAAATCGGCCGTTTTTATGGGTATGTTGCATATCAATCTACCTGTGAAATTTCCAGCAAAATGGACTGGAATATGAGATCCAGCGTAGTTTTCAGGTATACTCTTATAGCCTGATGTAATATCTACGTCAAAAACTTCAGTATATGTGTAGTCAGAAGCTGGTGCATTATCCACGTTTGAACCTGTTTTTATAAATTTTAAGACTCCATCTGCGGTAGCAGTTGAGGGTGTTATTTGCCTAACACTTATCTTTAAAACAGATACAATATATGATGGAAAATCCACTCCAAATTTACCTATTTGTTGTCTGGCCCATATCTTAGACTCGAAAACTACCTTATGATCTTGCAAATCCATTAGGCCTATAACCCTAGATATTTCAGCTTCTACGTCTTTTTGAGAGGTAATTTGACTACTTCTTATGCCTAGATTTTTGACATAATATCGTATTTCAAAGCCTACTATGGTCTCGGTAGTCTTTTTGGTTTCCTGGGTAGACTCTGGTTGAGTGGTCCAAACCTCACAACTGGGGTATCTTCTCCTTTTGTCATATTGCTCATAATCGAATACATTGTCATTATTTATGGTATTTTCTGGATATGTTCCAGTTAGAATTTGAGTTTTAATATCGTCTGCTGTCTTAACTGCCATATATACTATTAGGCTTACTCATATATAAAAAAAAGATTAAGAGAATGTTGTTTTAGTATGGCTAAGATACCACATAAAAGCATCATCCTCTATATTTTCTAAGTCTTTTGTGACATCAAAGAGATCTTCTGTTACAAAGTTATGCCAATTTCCCTCACATCTTCTCGCACCTTTTCTTGTGTCTAGCCATGTTTTCCATAGCTTTCCCAAGATTTTAGCGTTTTCTTTTTCCATAATTATCCAGGGTTTATGCCCTATATAAATTGTAGTATTTTAAAAAAAATTAAGGTGGTAGTTCTGGAACATACTTCTTTATGAGGTTTGATATGTATAATGACCTATTTCCTCTCTCATGCCCAAGAGCAAATTCATCAATATACCTATTCAGTCTTTTTAGAACTTCTGTGTCTATTGTCATGCTTATTCGTTTGTTCAACTTTTATCTCCTGTTTTTCTCTCGGCCTCTCTGTTTGCTCGATCTCTATAACTTGCTTAGTTCTTTCGATAAATCTCTTATGGGCCTCTTCCCAACTAAGATCCCAAAAATTCCTAAGATTATCCGTTGCTATAGCTCTTTCTTTGAATTTCCAAACAAAGCGAGTTTCACCCCAGGGATCACCGATTGCACCACACATCGTTTTCATGTCAGCGATGTTTTTTTCAGTAAACTCCAATGTGTATTTTAGTTTAATGCCAACAGCTTCCTTATCTTTTACTTGGATTCTTTTACCAAAGGTGTCGGAATCTGGATCTGCATCGGTAGTCATTGGATAACGTGGTTCTTCTTCCACACCAATGTATTTTCCTCTTCCATCAGCTTCAACATCATCTTCTGAATATCGTCTACGAACTAAGGCATAAAGATAGTCTTTTCCAGCACTATGAGTTCTCACAATATACTGAGCCCAGTAGTCTTTTGGTCCTAATTCTTTCTTTGCCATATATAAGTAATATCGTAGTAATACTATATAAGTATTAAAATTGAATTTTGAGGCACTAGGATTTGAACCTAGGTGTGACCGATGTTGAGCTCGTTTTCCCTGCCTTCAACGCAGTTCTATCACAGTGGCCTGACCTTACCCCACTAATACATCAATTAAAAATGCCCTATATTAAGGCTTGTTTTTAGGTATAATTTATATTATGGATTAACCAATATTGATTAGGTATAAGAGGCGTTAAAACAGATGATAGAAATATCAAATGAACAGCCAGGTGAGTGATGTCTGCAGGCAAATCGATCACGCTTCGTAAGGAAGTAGAATCCTTACTCTATACCTATTTTTAGTTTAAAAAAAAAAGAAAAGCGGGTTTATTACCACGCTACGGGTGTAATTGCTCCTGTGATTAATCTACCAGTTTCACTTTGAATCTTCGCTGCAAGATGGTAATCAATGACGAAATATTTATCGTCACCAGTTTCCTCGTCATGCATACTTCCGACTCTTTGTGGTCCTTGGAATAAGGCACAGTTTGGTTCTAATTCAGTGTCTACACAGTGTACATCGCCTTGTTTGATACCGTTATCCAATACCAATCCAATTCCTGGAATACCGACTAAATCGGTTGTTCCTGGCTCGTAATTATAATCACGAGGTCCGTTGGAAGCCACACCACGAATGAATGTGTTTCCAGTGAATTTTGCGAATGTTAGTTGGTGCATACCAACTCGGTTTAGTTTTCCACCTACCCCTGATCCATCGATATTCAAACTTGCGATTCCAATATCTACTGTTGGATCGTAGTCGGAGTGATCGGTGTTTGAGGCAAATGTATCCCATAAACCTTTGACTGCTTGTCCTGTGTTCGTTTCTGTTATTGCCAAAACGTCAAAGCTCTGTCTTTGTTCGATCTTTGTTGAAGCCACTTGGATGCTGTCTTGTAAAACGTTATGCACGTTCTTCAATCTTGCTTCTTCATGGATGATGAACTTTAGACCATACTTTGCTGCTGTAAAGTTAGCTCTTGTATATGGGAGTTCTTTTACTCGAGCTCTCATACCTTCGTCTAACTTTTCCATTCCAGTATATTTTGTAACTGTGTCGATGCTTATGAGTAAGTTTGGAACGGCAATTTCTTTTGCCAAGTTCTTACCAGCGTAAACCCTATCTCTTTTACCAAGTACGGTTTCCCATACATTGACAATATCGACTGCGGAGTTTACGTTGCTTCTCAATGCTGCCTGTCTTTGACGACCGCCTGATTTTATATCGCTAACATAATCTTCTGCTAGGGATTTAAATTCAGGATCTACGAAAGCATCATGCATATATGATGTTCCGAGTTTGTCTTTGGCAGTTTTTACTGCATCGAAATGGGCGTTGTAGTTATAGATTGGTGTTCCATTAACTTCTCCAAAGGAGTAAGTTGGAGCTCCATCGGTAGCATACACTGTCTTGTCTACAGGATTCAACCATAGTTGTTGTCCTTTGTAGTCGATTTCTCGTTTGTTTATTTTACTTTGCATTTTTTTCTACCTCTATAATCCGAGATAAATCTCGATTACGTCACCATCTGCACACGCTACTGGTGGGAAGTCTGAATCATCGGTAAATGTTTCTTGAAATGGTGTTCCTGCTGCTTTCGCAATAATTCCACCTTCTTTGCCTGTGTACCAACCTATTTGTTTGTTGCCACCACCACCTGTGGTGATAACTTGTCCAGCAGTTGAAGCTGAAATCTGTAATCTTGCACCTGGTCGGATTACTCCGTCTGCAACAACGGTCACATAATGTCCGCTGACTGCTACAGGGCATGATAGATCTCCAGCACTACCACTACTGTTGTCTATTGATTCTAATGCAACAAAATGATTTACATCTACTGTTGCGGCTGTTGGGCTTTTCTTCAAGTATCCACTTACTAACTCACAAACTTGTCCTTTCGTGATTGATTCTGATGCTGCCACAGGTATCCTACGAGTAGAAATTATTGTTTCTCTCGTAATTGTTCCTGCAGGTATGAGTCCGAATGCCATGATAATCTACCTACAAATGCTCCAGGCTACCAGCTTGTAGTTTTGCAGTTTTACTCCTGGATAGAAATCCTGAAGTAGTTGGTGCAACACTATATGGTGTGCCTTCTTTGCTTTCGTTACGATAGTTTTCAATGGCTGCGATCTTACCCTGCCATGAACTGATTGGTTCTTTGGAGTTTACCACTTCATCGAATTTTTGTTGAGCAACTTGTACGTTGTCAAAGAGTTCTGAATAAGCTTGTGCCATTCTTTCCCTGTCTTGAACATCAACCTTTCGGGCTAATATTGCGACTTGGGCTTTTAATTTGGCTACATATTCTTCTTCTTCCTCTTCCTCAATAGGGGCTTCTACCTCTTCTACAGGGGCTTCTACCTCCCCTTCGATTTGTGGACCTTCGACAACAGGTTCTGCACCTGCTGGTTCGGCTGGTATTGCTGCTTGTACCTCTTCTAATTGATCTACAATCACTTCGATTGCGTTCACAACTTCTTGAGGACCTGCAACTGCACCTTCTCCACCTGCTTCGGCTGCATCTAATAGCTCATTAGCAATTTTGCTTTGAGCTCTAGTTACATCACGAGCAATTCTTGTCCAGTTTTGTCTAGAAAGTCTAGTCATGTTATTGATATTTATATGTTTTGGTAGTATATATAGAGTAATATTGGTAATATTATTCGAGTATTACTTCGATTTAGAGGATACTTTCCTTATTGCCTTACCTTTCTTTTTCTTCTTTGTTAAGGGTTTTATGGTGGCCGATCTTAATTTTCCTTCCATTACATCTGATCTATCCTTTTGTGTTGGTTTTGGTGGTTTTCTCATTGTATCTCGCATTACACCCGCTGTTTCAGGATCACCTGTCATATCAAAGACTTTTGCAAGATCTTTCATTGGTGGTTCTTTTGGATCATATTTTGGTGATTTTGTGAACCCTTTTTTATCATCTTCATACCATTTTTCATACCTTTCTTTTGTGCCTAAACCTTTGGATTGAATATAATCTCTTTCAAAGTCTAGTTTTGGTATTCCTTTATGAACTTTAATTTGATCTTGATCACCACGATTTCTCATATTTCTTTTAAGATTTTTTATTTGGCCTTTATCAAAGGCTGCGAAAATCAACCTATTATTTTTACCTTTAGCTGGTCCCCAACCTGACATATATGTATCTCTCGATGTCACATAATATGGAAAACCACTTGGAATTGTATTACCAACACTATCAAGTATTTTAGGCACTTTGCCTATTACTGCTAGTCTTTGTTTGAGTTTTCCTGTCAATTCTGGTTCGTCATAATAACGATTCTTTCCAGGTGTTCCTGTCCTTTGGAACATTGTATCACCAGCTTGTGTAGGTGCTGTTCCTGGCAATATATCTGCAACTTCGTTTAATTTCATGGTTATGTCTAGGTTTGGATCATAAATATCCATCTTGGCCAAATCATTCTTTCTTATGAATTGTTGTGCCGTTCCCATTTGGTATTTTTTGGCCCAACCTTGATTTACTTGGTTTTGTATGGCATAATTCATATATCTAGGATGCCAACCCATATCTGTCAAGCCTTTTTTTAATCGTATTATATATGAGTTTTTTGGGTTTGGATATGGTGTCTTAACTGCTAATGCTAATCGTTGCCTTAGTTTAGAGATTTTGCCTTTGCCACGTTTTGGAATCTTTGGATCTGAAATCCTGGTGGGAGTTCCCAAGGTGGCCCGTGTTGTTATCTCACTTTGCACATCCGCTTGTAATTTTTCAAGTTCATTATCAAGTTGTAAAGCTTTCTCGTCACCTGCATAATATCGATGTAAAGCTTGTACCCTTTGATCGGTTAAACTTTGCCATCGTGCTTCCAAATCATTACCTGGTAGTTTTTTCAGATCTATTCCCAAAGTCCTCTTGGTCCGTAAGTTCTCGGTATCCTTATTGATCTTATTAAGATCTCCAGCAATTTCATCTTGATCAGAATCTATTATTGCTAATCGTTGTTTGAGTTTAGAGGTTTTAGCACCTTTTTCTAAGTTTTTGAGAGTTGTATATGCAGCATTAGTTCCAGGACCTTTCCAAGTAGCTCCATGACCAGTACGAGATGGTCGAGTAAGTTTAGGTGGATTAACTTTCTTTCGATAATTACGTGTGCTAACCGCCTTTGATTCATCCTTTAATTGCTTTACTGGAAAATTATAACCCTCTCTCGATTTCTTCTCTACAAAACCCTCTTCTTCGTAATGTTGTAGCCAATTAAGTGGATCTTCTGGTGGCATCATAGCCCGTCTTACTTTAGAGATTTTTTGTTTTTTTTTCGATACCTTTCTTCTCGAACTAAAGTCTTTAGCTTTGGTAGCACCATAGTTCTTTGGGCCATGTTCGTTAGGCGTAGTACCTAATCTCTTTACCAAATCTTCCTTATTGGTAGGATCTTTGACGTTTTTAACTAATTTGTCTATTGTATTATCTACACTATCTGCCTTTTTTGGCTTTATTACTGCAGCTAATCTTGTTTTTAGTTTAGCCCATTTTTCTGCGTTTGCTTCTGAAATTGTTAGAACATCTCCTACTTCTTCTAGGGTGTTGGATATCTTTCTTGAGTGTAACCGGTTTTCAGCTTCAGGAGAGTGTTTCAAGGCTTTTGCCCTTCCTTTAAATGGTTTTTTCTTCTCATATTTACGTTGGAACTCACTCTTAAAATCATAATCTTGGTGCATTGGATACGCTTCTCTTTTACCTGGTTGTAATATTGTACCTTTATGCCTTACAATTCTTGGTGTTTGAAAACCCTCACTAACTCTTGGTGGTGCAACTTTTCCTTTTCCTTCATACTCATCAGTTAAATCTTCACTACCATCGGTATTCATTCCAGCTAATCTTCCCTTTAGGTTCTTCATCTTTTTAGGGCATACCATTTTGGCTTGTTTCGCAGACTTGAATTGAACACTACACGCATCGGCAGTTCCCACACAACTTCCCTTTAATAAAGCTATCCTAGCACCGTAAGCTGGATCTTCCATCAATCCCGCTAAATGTAATGCTTCCCAATCTGATATTTGACCATCAGCCTCTCCTGGGTTGTTTTGGAATATAGCAGGACTACAGAATGGTGGTAACATCATATTCGCAAACTTACTATTCATCTCAATAACTGCATGATAATCTCCATCTTTCTCAATGACATCTACAATACTTCCAACCCTAAACTTCTCCTGGTGGTTTATGATTTGGCTTATGTTATTCGTAGGTAGGTATGGGTGTTCAAACTGATCTCCATATTCTGATTCTGCTACCCATTGTTTAGCCGTAATTACAAATGGTCTGCCTATAAACTTGCTTATGTTCTTGGCTATTGATGTTTGTGATACACCCCAGCCATTACCATTGGTTTGTTTGGCATTTAACAACCAATACTTTGCATACTTTCCTTCCTGTTTGGCTAGGCTAGCTCTTCTATATTGGCTTCCCTCATGCACTCTAAATTGTATCTTATGGTTATGATCCTTATCTACTTTCATTTCTGCTATCCTTTGTGATACCTTTTGAACATTAGAATCAGGCCTTACTGTTTTCTTCTTCTTCTCTCTTGGATCTATTATTTCAGTTGCTCGTCTTATTCTAGCCTTCTTTGCTTTACCTCTATGCCTTCTCTCATATAGCTTCTTTGCGGCATCGGCTTCCTTCTTATCCCTTATCTTCTTCTTTTCTATTTGTTCTGGTGTAGGTGTCATATTTCCACTTGTAATATCACCCATTAATCTCTTTAATCTTTTCCTTTGAAACTCTCTATTATCAGGCATTGGTTGTCCAGTTGATTTACCTTTAATCTGATCTTTGGCGTTCTTAACATAATCCTTTTTCTTCCTTCTTTCCAGGTATTGTTTGTTTTTAGGTTTTTTAATATCGTTAGAAACTGGATCTGAAGTAAGTCTACCTTTCTTCTTTTCTTTCAACCAAGGTTTTTTACTTATGTTTGCTAATCCTGCCGCCGTCTTTTGCTTCTTCTTCTTCTTTTGATCATGGGATTCGGTAGGCACGAAGTTTGGTGCTATTCCACCGTCCGCCTTTCTAATCTTTGCTAATCTGTTCTTTAGTTTGGAACTCTTTATTGATTTATCATATTTCCTTTCTTGTTCAACATTAAAATTCTCTCTATCACTACGTTTTATCTCTTTTCGTATTTTTCTTTTATCTTTACCTTTTGGTATTTTTTCATAATCAACATACATATTTTCATCTATCTGTTTTTTCCAAAATGTATTGTCTGTGTCTATTCCTGCATTACTTAATATATCAGGTCTTTGTTGAAAATCAGTAGTGTTATAATCCTGTGGAACTGTATATTTACTATATGGTAGTTTCTTTTCAGTTTTCTTTTTAGCTCCCGCCTTTCTTATTTTGGCCAACCTATTTCTAAGTTTTGCAATAGCTTGGTATGGGTGTAATTCAACATCACTTCTATCTATTTCAACATCTTCCTCTCTCTTTTTTGGCATCTCTCTTCTCTTGTTAAATGTTCTTTCATCCCATCTTGTAACCCTATTAATATCAGTGGCATCTGCCTTTCTTATCTTCCCACTTCTTTGAAAAAATGGAGTTTTATGTTTCTCCAATTTATCAATTTGCTCTGATATACTGCGTAATGTGTTGTTATCATATTCTGATTGATAATAAGCTTGTCTTAATTCCTCAACCTTACTTTCATTACCAACTGTGTTGTCAATTTGCTCTTGGAGATTTCGTAAGTGATCATCATCATATTCTACTTGATAATAAGCTTGTTTTAATTCCTCAATCTTTTGTTTTGTTGGTATTTTTTGTTTCATTATTGGATCAACGTAACTAGGTACTTTTCTTACCTTAGCTAACCTCTTTTGTAGTTTGCCTTTCTTCTCCTTATAGTATTCATCTACATCTTGGATCATACTCTCTTTTCGTATTTTCTTGGATAGTTTGTTAGTTTTCTTGGCCTTTCCTAACTTTTCCCTAAGATCCTTTACTTTCTTTTTTTGTTTGTGGTCACCAGGCATTATCCAAGCACCTCGAATGTTGCGTTATTACTTTGAAATGCTCCACCACCAGTAATACCTATCTTAGCCCTATATTTCCACAAACCTGCTGTGGATATGGTTGGGTTGGGAGTGCTGTTTATATATCGAATAATACCATTAGTTCCAGGTGCATTAAGAATTAAAGCCGTAACTGTGGTTTCCGTACCACTTGGATCAATGAATACCATTTGGATCGTACTCGCATCTGCCAAGTCGTAAGCCGTATTTGAACCATCTGTTCCTGTTTCTTGGACCAATAACTGAAAATCTGTGTGGGTATCTCCAGTGTGTACCTTTCCTGTTGCCATTACCTTTATTAGTGCTTATTCCTATATAAGACTTAACCATATACGGTATTCCTTATCACCCTTGCAATATATGTGGTTATTCTTGAAGTTCTTAGTATTTGGACTGTATTTAGTATAACCATCGCTGGTGCGTGTTTAATGGCTGTTAAGACATCTCCAACCGTTAATGCTACCTCGGATATGGTTCTAAATGTGGCTTTTATTCTACTTATTGCATCAGATATGGATATGGTTGATTCAGTAATACTCCTAAAGCTATTCATTAATCTAGATACCGAGTCAGATATGGATACGCTTTCACTCATGCTTCTATAGGCCGTTAATAATCTACTTAGACTGTCAGATATGGATACTGATTCAGACATTGATCTAACAGCACCTAGTATTCTAGATACGGAATCCGATACAGATATTGTTGATTCTGTGATACTTCTAAAGCTTGATAGAATCCTGGATATGCTATCCGATATAGATGTGGATTCAGATAATGTTCTAAAGGCTGCGAATAATCTACTTACAGAATCCGATATGGATATTGATTCTGATATGCTTCTCAAAGCACTATATAACCTAGATACACTATCACTCACAGATATAGATGGATCTGTTATGGTTCTAAATGCTGACATTATTCTTGATATTGAATCAGATATGGAAACACTACTATCGCTTATTGATCTCAATGCACTTAATACCCTACTTACGCTATCGCTTACAGATATAGAAACACCAGTTATAGTTCTATATGATGCAAACAACCTGGATACAGAATCCGTTATTGTGTATGATTTTACAGATGTGTCGAATACCAGTGGATCATAATAAAAGTCATCAAAGACAGAACCCAAGTCGTAAATATACCTATTAGATGTTGGCGATATTGTTGTTGCTGAATCTGACGTTGTTACGCTTACGCCTGTTATGGTTCTAAATGCCGTTAGTAATCTCTCGACTAATCCCACACCCACGCTTATTGTGGATTCTGATATGGTTCTAAAAATATTTTGAAGTCTTGAAATATTATCTGAAACCGACACTGATTCTGTCGCTGGTGCTCTATACGCTGCCATTAACCTCTCTATTGCATCACTAACTGTAATGATACCGCCTGCAACCGTATCGAATACTACTGGATCAAACAGATCGTTTGTTCCGTCAAATAGGGTTTTCTTCTCTACTATGTCTGCTGAATATCTCTTGGCTGTATCGAATACTACCGAGTCGTAGATAACTTCATCAAAGATTTGTGTATATGACACAGACTATGCCACTCCATTATTCTTCAACCAAGCCATTTTCTGCAAGCCATGCAATTATTGTTGGGTCGTCTGTTTCCACTGATACTATATTTTCATTTATGTCAGTTTTCAATCTGAATGACAAATCATGGAATCTTTCCATAAAATCTTCGCCCTCTGTTTTTTCTCGGTTTATTTTATTAAATTTGTGCATTATTAATCAACTCTGTGTGTTGGATAAAAGATACATATTCGTTGTTGCTGTTGAAGTTGGTGTTCCAGTAAAGGTTAGTTTTATTTCTCGTAATGTACCACTTGTATTATTTGTATTAACTCTGCCAAAACCACTGATCTGAATATTCTGACCTGTATCAGTTGTTCCGATAGCCACACCTGCTGTTTTTTCCTTAGCTGAAATCCAAATATCAAGATGGTTGTGATAGGTTGGCGATGTTGCTTCTAATATCATCGCACTAGATGCGTTATTTGTAGCTGTTGCTGATCCGTTATTTCTATTCATAGCATAATATGCTGATGTTTGTTGATCCCATTCAATACTTACAGTTCCTGCTGAACAATATCCACGAAATACAATATGTGCTTCTGAAGAACTTGAAGCATTAAAATCATGTTGAAATGTATAAGACTGTTCTGATCCATTAAACGTATGATCACCAACGCAAGTCCAATGTCCATCTGCATTACCACCACTTGCTGCGGCCCAAGTTGGAACACCACCTGCCAATGTTAGGACATTTGTATTTGAACCAGCATTAAGTTTTGCTAAAGTATTAGAACCACTTGCATAAAGAATATCGCCTGTGGTATATGTTGATTGACCTGTGCCACCATAATCGTCTGCTACCGTTGTCCCCTGCCATGTTCCTGATCCAACAGTGCCTACTGTTGCGATATTTGAAGTTCCTCCCCATGTTGATAGTGCAGTATTTTCTACATTGTTTAATGATAAATCTGTCTTAACATCTGCAACTTCCTCACCAACAACACCTGTTGTTGTAAATTTAGCATATTCGCCTGTTGCTGTTCCACTTCCATCAATCTTAACTGCGTTAGTATCTGCAATTCCAAATGTTAATGCATTTTGTTTTGCGTTCCATGTTGAAGCACTTGCAACATAAGAATCTGCAACTGCTGTTCCCTGCCAAATGCCTGATCCTATTGTTCCAACTGTGACCAATGAACTATTACCTGCTGTTGGTGATTTGCCATCAATCTGTGCTTGAATTAAACTTGTTACATCACCCAAGTATTGAAATTCTGTTGATGTCACTGTTCCATTGGCAATCTTAGTTGCATCTATACCTGCACTTGCTTTAATATCTGCGTTCTCAATATTTGTAATCGAGTTGCCTGTGCCATCTGCATCTATTGTTTTGTTTGTGAATGTTGTTGTAGAACTTGCTGTTACTGCATTTTGTTCACCTGTTAAATATTCATACCAATATGTACCTATCCTAATTAAAACAGTTGGTGTTGTTGTTGATAGATCTTTATTGGCATCTGCTAATAATCTTATATCACCATCGCTTGAAGGACTTGATGTATTGTTTAATGTTACTGAACCAGATGTATAAACCCATAAAAGATCACCCTCGTTTGTATTTGTTATCGCTATGGTATCAATGCTTGTTGATCCTGATAATTTAACTAAACTGTTTGTTGGTGTTACTGTTGAAGCACTTGCTATTGTTTCGGGTGTGAAACCTAAAACACCATCGTTGTCTAAGTCTGCGTTCCATGCATTTACAGAAACTTGTTTTGTTGCATCATTACTTCCAGTTACTACTGTTGCATGTCGACCCCAGCCTTGTCTAGCCATTATAGGTCACCTATCCCAGTGTCAGCGTCCACGTTACCTGAAGTGTGTCTGAACTTACTAAGGTTACTGCTGTGAAAACTGCTTCATGGGCCAAGATTCCACTTGAGGCTGCATTGAATGTTCCACTCATCTGTACGGCAGTATGAGTTCCGCTGGAAGTAAACGTCTTGACCAAGGTTGTAGTATTGGAATCATCAACGTGGGTAATTGTAGTTGCGATTGCTCTTCCTAATCCACCAGTTGTAATCTCACTTGGTAGTGTTGTGTCACCTGCATCTGCTCCTGAAGAGTCAGTTGTCAATGCAATAAAGTTTGCTCCGACTGTTCCTGTACTTGTATTTGTGTATACCTGTGCGTGGAAGAAATCTCTACCATCTGTAGTTAATAGGTTATGTTGGTCCTTACATAATATTTGTTCGTCTGGTTTACCTACGTTTTTAATAACAGTAACATATCCGTTAATGAATGAATCCTCATTCAGACCTTTCTGTTTACCTAATTTTACTTGTGATCCATCAATGGTTGATGTATGTTCTACACAGTTAGTCATTGGTTTTTACACTCCTCACATAATACGTCTGGGTATGTCTTTCCATTCTTTAGTTTACCTGTCCATACAAAATCAACATCTGCTCCACAAGTTACGCATTTTGTTACGCCTCTATGTGTAGTTTCTGTTTCGGCTAAATGTTCTCTCCATTCTTCGAGAGATCCACATGACCAATTATTCTTATAATCTTTAAAAGTTCCTTCTAATCCACTAACCATATTAATAATAATGGTTTTATACTATATAAGGATTAAATTTGACGGACCCGTTTGAATAGCCATTTCTTCAGATATGCATACATTCTCCAACTATTCCAATTCCTAACTCCATACTTTAATCTTATTCGTAGTAAATCCCTGTCAGATAGATCCAATACGTTTGCATCATAGTAAGGGTCCATTACATCTCTTGAATTATTGTCAGAATCATGCCTTAAACCTAAAGAATGACCTATCTCATGGATTAATGTTTGTAATATATTCCATGTTTTAAGTTTGTTTGTGGGAATAGCTTGGTCCACTAATCCTAGTTTAACTGCTTCCGATCCTAATATTCCATCTGAATGAGTGGCCCATATATAATCTATATTAAATACTATTTCACCAGCCTTAGAGGTTCCTGGAAAATATGCATAGGCCAAAACACCAGGCCTTTCATTAAAGTATTGATCATCTTTGGCCTTCCTAAAACTAATTATAATATCAGCCTTTCTCCAAATTGTGTATTTGGATTTAATCTTAATTGGGATCTCTAAATTCCATGTAGTCATGGCTATGTTTACAGCCCTCTTCATCTTTTTCATTGGTATTAACTTACATTCGTTATTATAATCTATTGCGTAATATATTACCTTTCCAGGCCATTTGTCATGCCATTCCTTCTGTTCATCAGTTTCAAACTCAACACCAGATTCCTGGGCTAATGCTACACATGAGGGATTAGCTATAAGCTTATTGAATACATCCTTGCGTGGATTTACTCTAGGCATACGTTGCACCTAAAACTTGGGTTCAACCGAATTAATCCTTTTTTGCTCTTGAAATAGCGAAGTCTGCTGCGAAGCCTGTTGTCAATCCTACCAAAACTATTGCTGGTTCTGATAATCCATCTATTACGGCTGTTTGGGCCAATGCCAAACCACCCAATACTGCGATGATTATTGATCCTGCTAGTTTTCTTGCTGAATAACCTTCGTCTGTGTGATGTAAGTACCCTCTCAAGGTATTCAATATAGCTCCTACTGATGCTGCTCCTGCTACTAATATCAATGGTTCTACCATGAATAGTCTATATACATCATTGAATTTAAACCTTTATACCTTATTACTCGTAAATATGGATATGTCGGGCATATATTTAGGTATATTCGTAACTATGTTTCTAGTATTAATGCTTTTTGGGATTTATATACAATCTGTATTTGCAGATGAATATGGAACTATAGGAATAAGACACTCAACAAATCCTATTATATGCGTATTTGAACCTGATCCCACACATACGGAAGATGTTGAGGGTGTACTAAAGGCATCATATACATCAATAGACCTTTGGAAAGAGGGATTTGCAGAACACTCTCCAGGTGGTAATTGGGATATGATTATGGTCACCATAGATTTTGAGGACCATGATGGAAAGAACTCATCACAATTCCCTGCTTGTAACATACTTATATCATTTGAGTATTATAATGAGGAAGCATCAAGCTTGGGATTTACATATGTAGACTTTTCCTATTCAACCCACAAATATGTCCATATAATAATATTCCTATATGACTATAAGGCTATTGAACATTATAAGATTGTTCTAGGTTCTCAAGAGCAAGTCTATAAGGATACCACACATAAGATAACACCATTTAGTTTAATTGCCATTCAGAATATTGTAACACATGAATTTGGTCATGCTTTAGGCCTTGGTCATTATAAGATAACAGATTACCCAGTTTATACCAAAGATAAGCCCTGGATAGATGCATCAGTAATGTATTACTCTATTAATCCAACCTTTAACGACATAGGAAATCCAATGTTCGTGGATATAAAAATGGTTGAGAAAATATATGGAGAGGATGGGTTTGGTGGATCTATAACACCACCTTTAAAAGTGGGATATTATACCGCGGGTGATATTGATATATGCACACATAAGTGTAATATCACAAGATAATACCATAGGAATATTTTTTGAGGGTAATGCTTTTATCTTATAAACGATATATAATAATGTGCTAGCTTCAATCTTAACAAAAGATCAAAAAGAAAACATTGAGTGGTTAAGATGTGCCAATAAATATGCAGAGGTAACACGAGATAATGATAAGGGTTTTTATAAAGAATATGACTTTGTTGTTCTAATGTTGAACACTAAGTTTAAATATTAAAAGGTCTGAAAGAAAGAAACTGCCGCAAATAGCGTACCTAACCCAGCTATTATAATGTAAAACTTCTTCTCTTTCCTTTCTGAATTTTGGGTAACTGTGTTTAAATGGTTTGTTATATCTATTTCTACTTTCATCATTCTATCACATAGGTCGTCTATCTTCTCATCAAACTTGTCTATTCTTTCAAATACTCTTTGGGCAAATAACTCGTCAATCATCGTCTTGCCACCAAGGGCTTCTCAAACTATGTGGATCAACACCATTAATACTAAATGTTATATGCCTTTCTATTTCATGTTGATGATGTTTTTTTTCTATTAAATGTGGTAATGACTCGGTTAATAACACGTATAATGAATCTATTGCACTACTATCGCATTGTGTATAGTCGGTCAACCTCTATTATCCTCTTCCCATTTCTTTAGTTGTCTTGCCTTGGTCCATTTCTTCTCTGAAGCTTTCTCTTTGTTATGTGCTTCCATCTTATTCCATTGATCCGTCTTAACCCAATCTGCCGCTGTTATGTTCATCTTACCCGTTCCATCTTGCCATAGGTTGATTTGAACTGGTTGCTTCCAGTTGTCTAATCTATTAAATGTTGGGTTTGGCCCACCTTGAGCTCCCTTACTCATTGTATCTTTGTCATATTCCTCTAATCCTAACATCTCTCTGATACCTGATTCGTCTATGAATCCTAGTTGTGCCATTTGCATCAATACACCAAACATATCAGGTGTGAGTAATGTAACTAATTTTGGTTTGTTAAACTTAAACTTAATCTTACATGGTAGTTTCCTTGCATCTGTTTCCTGGAATAATATACATAGAACCCTATCAAAGAATTGTTCTTCTACTACTGCTTCAAGCACCTTACACTCTGGTCTAATCTCTTGGTTGATATATGCATCTACTTCCTCAATATTTGCATTACCGCCTAGTTTGCCTATATCTCCCTCTGATAACATAAACCCTGGTAATCCAAATGCTGTGATGATTGCTTTGATCAAACCTTGCCTTACTATTTCCAATCCACCAATATCTGCATGAGGTGGTGTACTTAATACGCTTACCCCTGTTTCTTCAGGATTGCTTGGTCCAGTTACTGCAATAGCTTGGCCTTTGGCATCATTCACTCTTTGAATGAATTGTGATAATACATCCTCTTCATTACCAGCCTCTTGTGGTGGTATGGGTACGGAGAATACTGGTGGCTTATACCATGCTGATTCTGCAGCCCTTTCATAATCCTGGTTTAAAACAATGTTTAATGTGTTGGCCTCATCAGATATTCTGCTTATTTTGGAATCACCATAGTAATCACTAAATAACTCATTGTTCCAACCATGCATTACATAGATAAATCTCTCAGATGGTATGATATTATCCCTAATCTGACTTCTAACGCCTATAATCCTAACTCCAATTAACTCCCCTGTATTATCATCGAGTACGGGTCTTTCAGTGTATTCTGGTCTAATAAGCCTAATTTGCTCTGGAAGTTGCCAATTACCATTCTCGTCTGGATCTAGTGGAGTCAATGCCAATACGCATCTTCCTTGTTCCAGGCTAGTCATATATGCATTAAATAGATTGGTTGGTAAGTCCAAGTCTAATGCCATTTTATCTAATTTATCTTTAATTTGTTCAGCCGTTAATTTTTTGTCCAGGTAGGGAACGTCATAACTTGTGGTACGTTGCCACTCGTCTAGTTGTTCGTCAGGTACATCTTCCTCTCTTCGAGGAACAATCTCTGTCGTATATCCTTGGCCTGTGACATATGTTGTTTGTATTCTTGTAGCCCTATAGACATAAGGATTAGTCATGGCTGATTTGAACTCTTTTCTTTGTTGGCCCAAATATGGATCTAGCGGGGCCCAGACTTGTAGTCCTTGGTATTGACCAACCTCTCCATTCATCTTACGCCAAAAGTTTCGTTCGAAATTCCTACCTGCTGTTGATTTAACAGAAGCAACTCTTGGCAATATTTTGTCTGACTTTGCTTTTTTCACTCTAGATTTCGCCATATTTATAGTTACCTCTTCTCCTTTATTAACCTTATACACGGTTTAATTCTTGTATAATCAAGCTTTCGAGATTGGTTTCCCTTGGTGATGCGGCTATCGCAGCAGATCTAGTAATACCTCGAACTGCGTATGAACCAGCCTCACAAGCCAATGCCAAGCCCCAAAACCTATCATCGTGGAATCCCTCTGGATGCCTATATAGTAAGTTACCAGCATCGCTAGTCACAACCTCTTGTTCCGTTATCTCCCTAAATAGATCTCTATCATGGATCTTTAACTTCTTCTCATTGAATAATCCCTTTACCAGGGTTATTAGCTCAAACTTCTTCTTGATTGTTAGGACTGTGGGCCTACATATTTTCCTCATAGATGGGTTTATCAGTTTAGCTACGGCATCACCTACACCAGTTCTATCATAGCATATCTTGTTAAACTTCTCAATCTCATTAATCTTAGTAAGACTTTGAAATATCTTCTCATAATCTATGTGAGGCCAAACCTTCTGTCCTACTTGCGTTAATACACCACTATCTAATTCTAATACAACCAGGGCTGAATTGTCTACCCTTTGTGCTAAATCTAGGCCACCAAACTTAGGATTCATATATCCTCGCCAACCTTTGTTTGAGTTTTTTGGCCTGTATTATTCTAGTCCATTCTTTACGTTTTGGTTTATGCACTATTTGTTTTACTCTATCCAAACCATACCTATTTTTCTTTGATCGCCTACCAACATATTCTTCTCTACCTGGATATATCTTTAATGGTTTATATCCCACAGGCTTCCATGGTGGTATATCAGTTAAATCTTCTGCAAGACCAATACTAGCACCTTCTAGTTTTTTAGTGGCTTCACCTTTAATGCCTTTTCTCTTTTCGGCATCAGCCTCGTAAAGATCACTTGTATAAATATTCTCTTTAAAATCACCTATACCCTTTGCACCTTCTTCTTGATCCCATTCTGTCATCATTCTATTATAAGCATCTTGTGATTGTTCTTCATATGTTCTATTTTCCTTTCCGTATGGTATCTCTTTACTTTTATCAACATCTGTTCTATGCGTGGGGTCTCTTGCCCTATATTTGTATTTTTCTTCAAGTGCGTGTGATTTGTTAAATGCTCTATCCTGTTTGGCTTCTTCTCTAAATTGTTTGTTTTTAGGGTATTGTTTTGTTAGATAAAGATAATCTGGTGCTGCAAATCGTATTCTACCAAGTCTTTGCCTTAACTCATTAATCCTGGTCATTTCACATTCTCCCACTCATATTTGCAATCTTGGCATACATACCATTTCTTAATCAATTTAACATTCTCCTTCAAACAATTTCTACATCTCATTTCTTCTTTAGCCAATCCCACTCTGGTCTTTCTTCATCATCTGTCATTTATACATACCTTCAGGTTGGCCCTCTTCTGCTTGTTTTACCATAGATTCTACATTAAAGTCAAACATGGCCTTAAATTGTTCATACTCTACTTTCTTGTTTATCATTTGAAGGGCCATACTAATCTCAATAAAATTCATCTTTTCCTTCTCACTAATATCTGTTATATCAGTATCTATTGCATCATATAGTTGGTTTATTATTTCCCATCTTGGATTTACTTTCTCAGGTTCTTCAGACATTATGTTTCCTCTTTTTTGGTCTGATTTTAGTTCCCTTCGATATGTATTTCTTTAATGCCTTTCTCTCTTTTTTAGTTACCTTTCTTCTTCGTTCCTCACCTGTTGTTGTTCGTGGTCCAGTTAGTTTTGGTATGTTAGTCTTAGGATATGTAGTGGTTGGCACCTCTGGTCCTTGATATGGGTATTCGTAATCCAACACTTTCTTTACCCTTTTAATTCTCTTGGTTGTTGGGCTTACTCTTATTACTGCTATCCTTTGTCTGAGTTTACCTGCTAGGTTTTGTGTATGGGTTCTTCGTTGTTCCTCTTGTCTTTCCAAGTTTACAAGTTCTTCATTAGATAACCCAAAACCTTTTGGTAGTTGTTTTTTCACTTGGGTTGATTTATCCTTTAACATAACATCAGTTGGTTTTAGTTTGTTTTTCTTTATATGACTATTAATTATATTAGATTGTTGTGGTGTAAGTTTATGTTCTGCTTCAATTTCTAACCAAGGACCTTCGCCACCAGTCGCCCTATAATCTTTACCAATATCTATTCTTACTACATTGTTTTTTTGTAAGAATCCTTCCATTCCACGTTTACCAACTACATTTGGTGCTATTCCAGATTCCTCTAGAGTAGTACGATGCCAACTAAGTGGTCTTGTGATTTCACCCTTACTTGTTATGAAATGTTTACCACTTAACTTTGTTGTTTTTCCTGTATAATCTACTAGTCTTTTTTCTATGAGATTTGGAAGTTTTATGCCACCAAGCCTTTCCCTAGCCGTTTGTATTCTTGATGATTTGCCATATTTACTAGGATCATCATACTCTTGCTTAGTTAGACTAACTACATCTGAATCTCCAAAATTCCATTCGGTTTGATTATAATAAAGTGGATTTCCTGTATCCTTTATATATGCTCTTATATCACCTGTTCCTCTTGGTGCAGGTTTCTTGCCTTGCCAAATATTCCTACTAAAACCAGGTTTAACATAAGAATCTCGTAATTCAAAATCATCTCCCATCCCACGAATTCGACCACCTGTTTGATAGTCCGCTGAACCACTTAACATTTTTTGATAGTATTTTCTAAAATACATTCTAGATCTATCACTTAGATTTTTCCAAGGCAAATCACTATCTAATTCGGGTGAGGACCACGCATCTTGTATTTGATCTGAACCAAACTCTGTATTTTCATCTACCTTAAATCCTTTATAAACTCCACCTTTTGCTGCTACGTCATTTAAATCGTCATATATGCCAGATTCTAATCCATGATCGAAATGCATATCTTGATCTAGTATTTTATCGTGAAATGCCTCATAATCTTGTTCTGAATAGTTTGGTAGTTTGTAGGGAGTATTTTGGTGAAAAGGATTTGGACCTCGGCCATCTGGCTTAATTGCTATTCTTTGTTTGCTGCCCAGGAATCCCAATCCAGCTGCACCTGGATCACCATTTGGATATTTGTGTAATTGTAATCTTCGTCTAACGAATCTATCAGAACCATACTCTCCTAATTCTGTCACTATTTGAGAGGGTTGTAGGCCGGATGCACCAATAATCGAACCTATTGTTTTCATTTGAGCTGATGTTGGAGTGCCACGAGGTCCTGGACCTTCTATGTTTTGAAAATTTAATTGCCTATGTTCGTTTGTGTAATCCTCATCAAAACCACCACCCATTGACATTTTACCTGTATCGAAAAAACGAACTGTTTGACTCTCAGCCATCCAAGATTCAGGCCCCATATTACCTGCAAATTTATCATAAATATATGGATCTACTTTTCCTTTTTCCATAATCTCTCTTACCGCACCTATGTGATTTGCATCATAACCAACAGATTCATATAATATTCCATCTGTTGTGATAAAACCCATCGTATTACCCCCCTTTGCTGCATCATATCGTTCTCTCCATATATTTGAATCTTTAACTTTAGAAGCTCTATCAATCACTTTATTCCAACCATCTGGTGTTAAATTTAATGGTGGAAACCTCTTTCCTGGTGCTGGGCCACGCTTTACACCTGATGGTCCATAATCTCCTTCTTTAGCCAATTTATGTTTTTTAATATAATCCCTAGTCCAACCTTGTGCCACATCCTTAACCCGTTGGTATGGCATTTTGTTTGTTCTATCAAGCCTATATTTCTTGGTCCTATCAACGTTTTCTCCAATATAACCTTTCCTTATTATCTCATCTAATTGGCTTTTATACTCTTCGCCTGTTATCTGGTTCACATCATCTCCACCCAAAATGTTCTCAAATGCCGCACCTACCTTATCTTTTGCGTGTATCTTTTTCTTCATCAACCTGGATGGTGGTATGTTATGTGGTTGTTTATGTATTTCAAATGCATCTGCCTTCTCTAATACATCAGATCCTAAAATATCCTCTTCTGGTGGATCATAGGCCATTCGTTGCCTAAGTGCTTCTACTCTTGCTGACTTTTGTTTGGCCGTAATGATTTCTGCAAAGTCACTTCTAACAGGTTTAGGTGGCCTAATCTTTCTCTGGGATCTATTTGTTATTAGATCACTACCATCTTCATCTATACCAAGTCCAAATGGCCCAGGTGCATATTTTCTCTTTGTGACCAATCTACTAGGTTTTTCATCATTCAATAAATCTAATGCTATTTCTTCTGCATCTTGTTCTCTTTGGTCATACCTCTTTGATCTTGATCTTAATTTTTTACTCTTTTCCCATTTTCTTTTCTCAAAAGGTAATATCTTACGCTTCTGTTCTTTTGGTATAGATATGCCACCATGTGGTATTACATGAAATGCCTTAGACTTATCTTGTAATTCTTTTGGAATACCCTGTTGATCTTCAAATGTAGGTAAACCCATTTCTTTGGCCTTTGCTTCAGCTTCTTCAAATGTTAGATCGGTAAATGGTCTATGATCTATATGTTCATAGTTTCCTGGATCACCATGTGGTAGTTGTCCTATTCCTCTTGTTTCTGGTCCAAATGGTACTTCTTTTATTAATGGTGTACTAAGATCTCTTCTCATTCCACGTGGCCTTCCACCTCTTGAATTATCTTTTATAATCTTTCTTCGTTCTTTCATTACTACATCTGTTATATCATCTACTAATTTGTCAATATCCTTATCTTCTTTGAACCTTTTACGTTTCTTACCAAAGTCTTTTGGCATACCAGTTACGCCTAGTCTTTGTTTGAGTTTGGTAAATCTTTGTCTATCACGTTTCATACCTGCTGTTTCATGTTCTCCATAATCTCCATAAGGTAGATTAATTGGTGGTGCATCTGGTCTTATTTCACTTCTATGATTAATTCCTTGTTCTCTTAAACCACGTTCTATAGCCTCTTTCAAATACGATGATTGTTTATTGAAAGGTGTATTAATGGCTTTTTGAAATCTCTTTTCATATTCTGCGAAATATGGTCCATCTCTATAATGATAATCAACTCCTTTCTTTACATTAATATCTTCCACTTCTATCTTTTTTGGATCGCCTACCACATACCTTATTCTTGTAAAATCATCTTTCCCACCATGTGGATCACGATATGGATCTTTATCCATTAATCTTTTATATGGAATACCACCACCACCTTCACCTGAATGATTTAAAACTCGTTCTCTTGTTCCAATATTTAATGTATCCCAAGCTTCTCCAATACTAGGTAATTTACTTCGTTTTACTGCTATCCTTTGTCTAATTGCGTTAATCCTAGCACTACCCATACTATATAAGTAGTATTATGTTATATAAGGATAAATTATTTCCATTCATGGTCACACTCATCACAAACAAATGACTCACCATCAATAGATAGGACCTCAACAATATCCAATGACTTGCATTTAGGACATTTAATTAAATCCGTCACCTAGATGCCTATCCTTATAATCCCATCTACCTGTTCCTGTTCGGTGGCCTTTTCTATTTCTCCAGGCTTTAAAGTAATACCCTATTGTTACCCCACCTAGCAAATAACAACCACAAAGAAACCATAGGAACAACAAGTCACTTTCCATATCAATCACTACAGGTTAATTCGTTACCACAATTAGGGCATCGTTGGTGGCATACCTGGATGTTCTCCATTTCTTCACCACATCTCTCACAGAGTTGCCCCCTATTTGGCCGTTTCAATTGCTTTCTATAAATATCAGTCTTTAGTGCCATTCTTTTTTGCCTTCTTTTCCAAGTTATCAAATAGATTAATAAACTCCTTTAGTTTCTTATCTTGTTCTTGGTTTATAATATATAGTTCAAAGCAAAACCTGCATACATCATTATGTGATAACTTACCTAGTTTGATCTTACCTTTCTTTGGGTGGTTTACAATCCAATCCTTATATGTTGCCACAATAACACTTGCGTATTATCACTTAAAAACTTTGAGATATCTCTTCCTCATGTGGTTTAGTCTTGGCCTTATCGAATATAGGCTGCTACAACACGGGCATCTATTCTTGTATGGGCCAGTTCCTTGCCTCAATGGTATCCATAGTATGCACGTTCTACAATATCCATGAGTAAGATATGGCATTGAATACCTACCCAGGTGTGGTCTTGGGTATTTATGCAACCTACAATTACCCTTACAAGTCATTCCCATTATTTATTCTCTTCCATATTTAGTAAATCCTCTAGTATCTTCTTGCGTTCATCATCTGGTAGATCTGAACCAAGTTTCTCATATTTAATAAACTTAAAATAGCATCTATTACATACTTGCCTGTTATCTACCCAATGGAGTTGTAAGCTCTCGTCTTTGGCCTTGAAGCAGGTGGTACAAACGAAGTTGGCTATTATGCACTCACCTTCTCGTAATGATTGCGGGCCATATTATGATGCGATACCTTTCTAATTCTGGCACTACAACATGAACAATGTAATCCAACCAGGTATTTCTTGATCCACTTCCTACATACAGAACAATAAACATATCGATTGTATGGACTTTCACCTTTAATCATAACTCTTTTACCATATTTGTGACATTTTGATTGACATACTTTCGGCATACATATTATAGGTCCTCATACATATTTATATCCTTCTCTTCAAATATGATCTCATCTTCTTTAAATGCTGCTGATAAGGATGTGGTAAACTTGCATCCATACTCCTGTTGGAAATCAATCCTGGGATTAGCTTGTTCTGCCTTTATAAACTCATCGTCTAGTAGTTGGCCCAAACTAACAGTATAATCTTGTTCTAACTTATGGTATTCCGAGGTTGCATCCCAGTTTTGCCAGAAAAAGCCCCTTTTTCCGTTTGGGGTACTTTCCATTACAAAGTCTGCTTCCTTGATATTGGCCACGTTTGGATGGAGTGCGTTATATACCTTACTATCATCAATGAGGTTTATAAAGGCACACTCTGACATGAACACGCATATCACATTCTCTTCTCCCCTCACAGACTCGTTGGCCGGATAGGCTTGGATATATGTTCCATTTATTATGCATGACTTACTATCCTCTTGGATCACAATATCCTCATACTCAAACCTCTTATTATTTAAGTCTGTTAGGCCCTTATAAAACAAACTCTTGAAACGTTGAATAAATCTATTGGCCACATCCTGTTTGTTGCCTGCTACTATCATAACTCGATGATCTGAATAGTTACCTACTAGGCAATTATATGCTATGATCCTCAATGCTGTCTCTGTTGCACCTATCTTCCTGGATTTATTGAGTATTAGTTTATGATGGTTTTGCCATGCATCAAAATAGTCTACTTGATAGTCGAACACTTCGGTTTCTTTCCCAGTTCCAGGGTGAATAGGTAGGCCAATCATCTCATTAAACTCCTTAAAACCTTTTGGAATGTTAAAATTTTGGGATGGAATGGTTAATTTCACTTGAGGTGCTACCTTGTGAAAATCTCGATTGTTTAGATCATACTTCTTTTTTAATAAACTGTCCATATCTTTCCTCTAAATAGTTGTCTATTGTGATGTCAAGCGTAGGTGTTATCTCCACACTAGCCTTTTGTTGCAATATGTCAGATAACTTGCCTAGTATCTGTGTACGCATATACTCATACTTGCCTATATCATGGCTTTCACCATGCTTATCATCAACCAATACAGTCTTAATGTCTGCTAATTGGCCATCTAGTTCCTCTAATATGCCATCTAGTCTAGCCAAGACACGATTCTTAGCGGACCTTTGTCTTAATATAAAGTCATAGTTTGTTTCCTCTACCTCTGTTTCCTGGAACTCTTTAAAGTATTTCTCTACAGTATGACGATTTAGATCCAACAAGTTTGCAGCACCACCAGCAGAGTAGTATTTTTCATAAGCTTCCAGGCATTTCTTTCTATTAGCAGATTGTTTTGATTTTGTGGGCCTGCCTCTTTTTTGTCTATTATTGTCTATTTTAGTAGGCATAAGTAATATTAGTGTATTACATATATAAGTAATTAAAAGTTGTGGCGTTCTACAAAGCTTTCGTCGGAGATCAGCCGAGCCAGTCTTTGTACCGTCCACATTATGACTTTCCGAATTTAGCGAGATCCTTTCAGAGATATTAAACCTCTGCCTCTCAAACGCACTTCTCGAAAGCGGTCACATAATACTATGAATTAATGCCATATATAAACTATGGTATTTGTGGGCTGGTTCGCTACTCCAGTCTACCCTTTCGAGTTGTGCAAGCTCACACTACCCACAATATATAATAGATCTAGTAGAATAAAAAGTAAGACTAGGTGAAAGGATCGTCATCTATCCTTCTAAAGTATGCCTACATTCCTAGCCCATATGACTAAGAGAGAGAGGAATACATACATCCTCTCCTAAGTATGTATTCATCGATTGCCCTAGCAATCAACTTAGTCAATTTTAGTAATACTAATACTCTATATAAATCCTGGTATTAGGATTCTTGGCTTTCCTTGAAGGCTTTGTTAATTGCTTCCCTTTTCTTCTTTCTTATCTCGGCTTCTTCTGGTGGTATATTGGAAGTTGGTTTCTCTCTAAGATATGATGTATCTTGTGCCTTTGACTCATCTTGGTTTTGATCATGGAAACATTCAGTACATACCATGCCTTCTATATCATCTTGTGCTTCTACACCTAATGTGCTTTGATTATGATTACCCCAAGTACAATATTTCTTGGCCACATCGCTTCCTTTTTGTGGTATTAGTTTCTCTATTCTTTTAATCTCTTCATAAACTTCAGGGTGGAACATCTTTAACAAACCCAATTCTTCTTCTTTGGCAAAGCAGCCGCACAAGCAATCTCCAGAAATATGCATGGTTTCGTACACTGGACTCCTTTTGATATTGGCTGTGATCCAATACTTCATAACCCAATCGTTTGACTTGAAGTATAATGGGCAACAAAACCAGGTGCTACCATCGGCATTAATGTAGTTTTGATATGATTTTCTACGGCTTCTTCTAGTAGATTCCTTTCTTCTTACACCACTTATGACTATTGGCTTCTCTCCAGCTTTCTTCTTAGCAGTACAAAATTTCTTTATTGAATACATTTTAAGTTGTGCCATTGTAATATTATGGTTGGCAACACCTGGAAATCCAAAGTTCAAGACCATAGCTTCATATCCAAAGGAATCTCCAATCTCACCATATTTGCTTTCCCTAACCCTCTTTACATCTGTGGCCACGAGTATGTGAAGTGGATAGTTGTGGTCCTTACACCAACTCTTTACAAAGTCTATGGTGGCTTTTGTGCCAATACCTGTATCACAATAGAGTACGCCTTTAAATTGTTTGGGATAGTTCTTTGCTATAAAGTCTAAAGCTATCCCACTATCCTTGCCACCAGAATAGCCAACATAAAAACTGTCAAATCCTTTCTCAATTACTTCTCCCATTATCTCCTCTGGAGTTCTTTCTATTGGATCTTCTATAGTTTCTTTTGACATAGTATTAGTTAGCTATTCATAAATATAAATCCTACTATAATGCTACATCGGCCCATTGTAAGAAGAATATTGTTTTCTCTTCTTGTTCCTCATCCATTTTGTCAGACTCACCATTCTCTTCTAAACAATGATGGTAAACCTCATGGTTTATAGTCTTAATGACATCTTCAAGAGTTTCATGCATAGCTAGGTAAATTAATGCCCTACTTGTTTCTGAATAATAAATGCCTCTATTATCGTCTTTCGAGCATTTGAAATCCACAGTTAAACCCATGGTCCAACCCTATCGACATTCAGGATTAATACTTGGATAACAATATGGTAAGTTATTGGTTTTAGTTGATGAAGTCCATGATCCAAAGTTTGTTTCCTTTTGTGTATCTGGTATGATTTGTATATCATTCGTTTCCACAATAATAACACAACCTACACATAAGAGTATTATCCCCACTGTTATTATACCTAGTAATTCAGCGTTCATATCAATATACCTATACAATCAAAGGATTTAAGTTTTGACGTTTTTCTTAGATTCTTCAAGTATATCTTGGATCATTTGTTCGTAATTATCTACCTTTTTAACCTTAGCCATCAACTCTTCCATACCCGAATCTGGGCAACATTTCTTATATTTATCACAATTAGGAAACATTCGTTGAACTTTAACGGTTGGCATTATACTCTATCACCTAACTTTTGGCTTTGTATAGCTTCATCTATTATTGTTTTAATTTTAAACATTTCCATATTGAAATCCTCTGCTATTGCTTTGGCCTCTTCCTCTGTAACACTAGGGCAACTAGACTTTCTTATTGTATCCATTACGGCATTGAAGATGTAACCCATTCCATCTCGTTCCAACTCTTGTGGATTGATGCCTAAGCTAATATGTGTTGTTATGAACATCGAATAGAATCCCATAAATTTCTCCCTATCGCTTAACATTAGACTACACCACGTTTTGACTTTACTTTTTTTAAATTAGTTGTCCATTCGGATCTTTCTATATGACGATAATCCACCATTTAGACCATCGCCATTGGGATGTTGTTGAATGTTTCAATCTTCTTTAATGCTCTTACTGTCATTTTAACATCATAGATACAGTGATCCATAATATATTTCATGCTTTTGTTCCAAAGTGGTGAGTCTTTAAACCAGATTCTTTGCCAATGCTCATAATCTACATGAGTTTTTTGATCTTTGGTGTGCGTATAGATTGCCAAGTTCTTTAGTGTGTTTCTTGGTGCTTTGATGCTATTCTTCATCATTCTCCACGTATCACCATACCTTATTTGCCCATATTGTGGTATTGATTCCTGTTGATCTGTAAGTAAAAGTCTTGATCTGATGTATGGAATATCAAACTTGCTAGAGTAGTGTCCAACTAGATGATCACATTTGGATAGGTGTTTTCCTAATTGAAGCAATAGTCTTTTATCAAAATCAAAAGAGTCATTCTTTACTGCAATAGCAATATCCTTCTTTTCTATATTGTCTTTGTATAATACCTCTTTACCTGTAACCAGATCACGTATAACCATAACATACCCAATAATGAAATTTTTGTAGGGATTGAAATCCGATGTTTCAATATCAATTATCCCCTGGTAGCGTATTCCCTTTTCCAAATATCTATATTGTATGTTAGTGAATTTTCTATGTTTAATATCTTTGAATAATTCATCCACTTCAAAATCATGGAGTTTTCTATTGAGGTTAAATCTATTTTTAATCTCGTCTATTTTTAACAGGCGTTTATAGTTGCCATGTTTGTTTAATTGTGGCACGATTAATCAACGTTATTGTGAGATATAAACCTATTTAATATCGTACTGCGTTACGCATACGTCTATTAATCTTCATATGTCTACTAAAAGGTTTATTAGGATTAAATGGTTGAACATATATCTTAACCATTTGACCAGGTGGGTTAGTGGTTGGATCTGTTCTCAATACTTCCATTAGAGTTCCTTTTATTGTCAGTTGTTGGCCCTTGGTTGGTCTAGCCCATTCCTCTAGGAATATTGTAAAAAGTTTAAAGTCTGCGACATCTCCACCATTACCAGCCATCCATATTTCATAGTTGGTCAATATTCAGCACCTTTGACAGCAAATCTAGGTCTTTGCCATTTGGATTGGAAAAACCTAACCCATACGGATTCAGCCTGGTTTGCAGTGCTAGTATCACCACTCTCAAACTTGTAAAAGTAGCCAACTGATAGTTGGTTGGCAATATCTTTTAATATGTTAAATTCGGCAGTTGATTCAAAATCGGTTGCAGACACCGGAAGTTGAAGAAATATGGTAGATCCTTTCTTATCCCTCACATCCACTAAATATGAATTTATTAATGCATCGGCCATTTCACCATAATGTTGGATCTTCTTATCATCTTGTGTTCCTGTTGCTCCGAGTACCTCTTTTACTTTCGTAAAGTTGAAATACGACATACCTTAATTACTCTCTTTTTGTATTTAAAGATTATAATAGAATCGTGTGTCTGTTTTAGGCTTAAAATGTATGCTTAATGCCCTAATACCTTTCTTCCCATCTAGCCAATCGAGTATATCACTATCCTTTGGAAAACCTGATGTCTTTATTTGTATGAACCATAAGTAACCATTGGAATCAAAACACATACCATCCCACCTATTCCAATAGTCTGTTGAAAGGTATTTGTGAAATTTTGTGGCATATACGAAATCCTTATGCCTACAATGAGTTCGTAATAGAATTTGCTTGAATCCACGCTTATGTAACCAGGAGATCGCTTTTGAGTTTGAATCCCTAAAGACTAATCTATTTGACGTTTTTCCCTTATTTCTCTTGCTCTTTCTTCGCATACCTCATCCTCTATATTGGCCTTCTTAATTATATCATCACATTCCTTTTGTGTGATTTTACCCTCTTTAACCTTCCTTTTGGACCTTCTAATCAGTTTTTGGTTATCTTCCAATGTTACTTCTGCATCTGTTAGTTTGGTTAATTCCTTATCACATACCTTACATTCTACTTCTTCGTAGTCATAAACTGTATCACAAAAGGTACATTTCCTATTAATAGGGTATATCTTTCTACAATAACTATCACTACACATTTGCTTAATTGTTGATTGGGATTGAAGGAGATTGAGTGTTCTACCACATATACAAGTTTTTCTAAGTAGAGGTTTAAGTGCATAATCTCGTCTAGCGACTAGATCCTCTAACTCTACCACAATAGCTTATATATATACTAGACTAATAAACCCTTCGGTTCTGATCTACAACTGGAACATTCATCTTGATCTACCCTTATACAGAATATGCCTCTACATTTCTTACATACCTTTGTAATCATAATATAATCATACTTTACATCTACTTTGATTATCTTCTTAGTTAATGGATCTCTCGTAATAGTGATTTTTTTACCTGGATCTTGCCAACCCTCTCCATCTATAGGGTTTCTGACTTTGAGTATATCCCAACCATGTGTCAATTCAGGTGTTGATTTACAACTACAAAACTTCTTTTCATCTGGTTCATTAATCAATTTCTTATCAGTTATGGCCCAACAGACACCTGCTTCATGTTCTTCTGGTCCATGTTCACAATTACCATACTCACATTTGGCCTTTGGTTCAAGTATGACTTCCTTGAATATCTTATTCTTAATCATTTTACTATGCCTCTCTTAATGATGCCTAATGAATATGCTATCTCATGGAGTGCGAATCTAATACTACCTGCAGACCTACCATCAAGTGTAGGTTTACTACGCCACCATAATCTAGCCATGTCAAAGCCAAACTTTATCTCCATTTTGTCAATGTCATCATATACAAAGAATCTCATTGTTTCATCACCTGGGTTTGTCCTATTAGGATTTGTCGTTGTAGCTCTGCTGCCCATATATGCTTACACTTCATATCTCTAAATGTATGATCCTCACAAGTGCAAGTTTGTGCTGCTATGTTTACTGAATAATCCTTCGTTCCCTCAACTATTGCTCTTAGAGGGTTTTCACCAAATCTAACTTTGCCTAATCGAATTAACTCCCAGGCTTTGTCAAGTCTTTGGAATGATTCATTGGTTTGACTCATGGATCTACTACAATACCTTATCATATATACCTTGGTATCACAATTTTCAAATTCTGTGATACTATATCTTATATAGAGGTTAATTCTAGTCTAAATATGAGATGTCCACGATGTAGAAGTAGAAGAACTTGGGAAGAACCAAACGAAAGCACTTCCCTTCCAGGTAGATGGATTTATTGTGAAGATTGCCAACATGGTTGGTCACCACAATAATCACTTTTATTTATTATAATTTTGCAAGTCTATAACTCCCATCCTCATTTAAGAGGATTCTTCCCTTTGCTACCATTTCGTCAAAGTAGCGTTTTGCTTGGTGTATTGTCTTAAAGAATTTATTGTATGTTTTCAACTTTCCCAATAAATCATCGTGTCTAAAGTGCCTATTATCATCCAGGATGGAATGAACTGCACCCCAAAATGCTTCTTCTTTGTTTGCGGCTGGAGATCTCAAGTCAAGTTGTAATGTACCTTGTTCTGTGGAAATACCAAAGCTATGCAAACTTTCTTCATAAAGTCTAATGGCCTCTTGCATATCTGATACACCTACCTCATCCTTTAGGTGTAGTTTGGCATGAGCAGTGGCCATTCTAATCAATCCCTCTAATTGCCTTTCTTCCAATGGTAGAGTTTCTTCGTTGTTTTGTTCTATGAACTCTGAAGTTCTTATGTAGAAATCTTCCAAGTGTTTTGCAGCCTTTTCTGTAAGCTTTGGCTTTATTGTTTTACAAAAGTTAATGTATCTCTTTAACTCATCAATAGTGAATGGTATCTCGTTTTCAGATGAAGCTTGGGATATAATATGGTGAGCTACCCTAGCTCTTTCACCACTTGATTGTGAGATCACACCCCAGATCAAGTCAAACCTACTAAGCAAGAATGACTCCAGGTTTATGTTTTGCTCTAGGCCCAAGTCAGACTTCCACTTTCCAAGCCTTGGATTAGCAGCCGCTAGTATACTTGCGTTAGCGGGAACGGTCAAGTCTACACCTACCTTCTTGAGTGATACTGTGCCTTGTTCCAAGCACTCTAAGATTGCAGCCCTATCTTCCTTTCGAGCTTTGTCAGTTTCATCAATCATAACATAGTCATAAAGTGTCAAAGCACCTGTTGATGGTATGGATGCACCTGATGATAGTTTGACCATACCTGCAGCCAAACCAGCACCTGATGATAGTTTGCCATTAACATAGCATGATTTCCCTAGCTTACCTGTAAAGTTTAGTAGTTCCGACTTCCCTCTTCCAGGGTTTCCTATTATTATAATATGTATTCTAGTTCTTCTAGTGTTCCCACCACCAACCAAGTGAAGTAAGATTGACTTCTTTATATCATCATAACCATATATGTTTGGTGCAAAAGAGGTAGTTAATTTGTCAAAGAATTGCTCATCTATCATATCATCTATCTTTTTCAACTCTTCTGTTGTGCTTACTTGATCCAAGTTTTCATCTACATACTCTATCTTTTCTATCTCTATTACAATCTCATTTTCCATCTTACCCTTTACTTTGACACTTCTAAATCTACCAATGAATAATACTTTCCTGCTTGAGATATAGACAAGTCTTGCCAACTCCTTATGCACTCTAGCTATTTTTCTTACAGGAGTGTTGTTTTGCACCTCATCTGGCATCTCTTGTAATAGTATGGTACGAACATCCTCGGTTACCCTAGTTTCCTCAATGGCTTCCATCTCTTGCCTACATTTCCTACAATGTGGAGTTCTTGGATTTTCGAAGCCATTAGATGTCGAAGTTACTTCTGCATTACATATTGGGCAATTATGCTTTAACTTCTTGGTAATGGTCCTATGCTCATCCATACCTGCTATGAAACCATGAAATGATATTGTCTTACCCTCATCTTTGGCAGATACATCCCTCATTAGTTTTAATGATAATGTTTCACTCTCTGTTGGTGGAGTGCCTACCTTTCTAATGTATTTCTTTAATGCAGACTCGAATGTAGTCTTTAACTCTCGTTCTTCCATTGGTGGTTTGAGAGTGTTATTCCATCTTAACACTTCGGACCACGCTGTAGTTGAATCCATACTAACATTCTCCAATAGGTTGATTGCGTATTTGAAGGCACTAGCGTTTCTTTCACCTGGGCCTAAGCCACCCTTTGCTATTTCCTCAAATCGCTTCAAACCACCATACTCTGTATTGAATCCAAACTTCTTGATATGCTCTAGGAATGTTCCAAGATCAAATTCTATTAGGTCATTCGTTGATGATATTATCTCATATCTAGTGCCATTGGGATGTATAGAACCTGGACCAAGTACATATGATCCATCGCTTTGAATGTCTATATGTTGGCCACTTGAATTTGTTAGTGGCATCTTGGGTGGATAGTTGTCGTTCTTGGGCCGAACATATACATGATACCCACCTGAACCTGTCTTGATAACCAATGTGCCTTTAAGAAGTCCATCCCAATTCTTGAAGAGTTTTTGTATAAGCTCTGGACTATCTATATCTATTACAACACAACTTGATATCTTGCCACAAATTACAGCATAGTTGGTAGAGTTTATCTCACCCTCATACTTCTTTTGTTGGTACTCACCCCATGCTATTGCTGGTATCTTTGATCTATTGCGAATTGGAATTAGATTAAAGGTATCCCTGGAAAGCATTATCTATTTTCAACCTCTTGCTTTGCCATTCGTAGTAGTTGGTCCAACTTGGTTATGGAATCAACCAAAGTGGTTAGTTTAGTTCCCTGGAAATATAACTTCCAAATATGCCAATCATCTGGTAGGGTAGGTTGATCAATAGGTGTTAAAAGATCCTTATTACTCTCATGCGTATCGGCCATATATTTGATTGATTTGAGGATAAACTCTGACTTTGACATATTACCTCTCAACTTATCCATAAGCTTTATAGTTTTAATATGATGGGGTCTAATGTAGAAAGTTAAATAATTCATACTATAGTATAGCTTCTTAGAATTATAAACCTATCTAAAAAATGTATGTAGTCTATGTAGAATGTATGTAGTCTATGTAGAGTTTATTGTTCCTTATAATTTGCTACGACTTCCTTTAACTCATCCACATAATCATCTCGTTGCCTTATATACTCTTCCCTAGAACCATCCTCTCCAGAGATTAGGATCACGATTTGGTCAATTTTAGTTGAGGTAAGTTCTTCCCACATTAGCGAGTATGCCGTAGTTTGCAGGAAGTATTTTTTAATCCATTCCTCTTTCTTTAGCTTACTAGAAGTCTTAAAGTCGATAATGGAATGTACCCCATCATATTCTGCTATACAATCAGCAGTTCCAGCCAAGCCTAACTCCTTGCTGCAAATCTTGGTTTCCAAACCATTGATATGTTGAATCTTGTCTAATAGTGGCTTTATGTTGTTAAAATGTGCCTTTGCAAATATGCTAGTTTCTGTGTTTTTCTCATTACCAAGATAGTTTTCTATCATGTTGTGCATCTTAGTACCCAGGGTTGTAGCCCGTATAGATACATACTTTGCTACATCCTCTCCTACCCTCGCCTTCCATTCGTTTAGGCCTTTTTCGTCTATAGATCCAACAACAGTAGTAGTGCTATGGTATCTATTGCCATCTTGGTCGTAGTAAACCCTATGACCATTTTCATTCTTTCTCTTTAAGGTAGGTAACACTATTTGAGGATTAACTATATGTTCAAACATCTACATCCACATCCGTTACTTTCCAGCCGTCTTTTTCCAATCCCTCTTTTTGGATCTCATCTCTCATTATCCTCTTTTCAGAAGATTTGTGGATTGGGCCGTTTATTCTAAATATCTCCTTTCTTGTCAAGTCTACAATATCTCCTATGCATACCCTTACCTCATCGTCATATTTATAGCTAACCTCATATTCCATTAAAAGATCCGAATTAGCTCTAGTTGCTCTAATTTGTATATATAGTTCTAGTTGTTCTGGTCTAAATTGATTGTTACGATTCTTATACATATTACGTTTGGCATAGTTCATATCATCAATCACACCTTTTCAAATATGGTTATTACCCTAAATCTATGATTAGTTGATTTAACCATCCCAATATATCCAATTACTTTCAACTCATTTTTTCTATACATTGGTAATACTTGATCCAACCAAACAACATGACCACCTTTTTTGAGAATTTTTATACATTCTTTTAGTATAATGTTTCTTTTAACCATTGATGTGCCATAATGATCACAATCCTCAATAGAATATGGTGGATCTGCTAATATTAAATCAAATTCTTCTTTGAAATATTCACTTAGTTTATGTGCATCGCCTACAATATCTGGATTGTTTTTAGGATTAATATCAATGGTTTTACCATCAAATATTTCCTTATCAACTTGACCTGAAAAAAGATGCAATATGTTTTTTTTATCAGGAAATAACGCTTTAATTCGTTTCAAATATCCATATGGATAGCCACCATAATAAGATGACTTTACTCTGTAATTGTTTCCCATAACCCAAGTACCAGTTAAACGACCATCTTCACCTACAAACACAGATTGTGGGAAATCTAATACATTATAGTAATTTTCTAATCTTTCAGTTTGGTTCATTCTATACATCCAAATATAGATTATCTCTAATAAAGTCATTGGTAGTTAGTAATTGTGCTATATATTCAACCACAGTTGCTGTAACTGCATTACCCATCTGTTTATACCTTTGAACATCACTCACACCCTCGGTCCAACCATCTGGAAAACCCTGGAGTCTTTCACATTCCAAAGGCGTGAAAAATCTATACTTACCATTCAATCTTATGCCATGCTTGTCAGCAATCGTTAATGTAAATGAATCTTCGTTATTGGTTTTTATTCTTCTACCATTACCTCTATAATTATCCCTACTCAAGTCGTAAACAGGTTCAACTATAAATCCTGCGTTTGGGTATCTATCTTGCTTTGTGGTAAGGGTTGCTGAAATACCTTCTTTTTTGCTATTTGTGTTTCTATCATCTTGATCCTGGAAGGTGTCATGTGGACTGAATACTTGGGATCTGGATTTTCCTCTAAGATGTCCGATAATGAATATCCTCTCTCGATGTTGCGGGACCCAGTTCGCACTGTCAAGCACTTGCCATTCGACATCATACCCCAACTCATCCATTGATTCGATGATGGTTCTGAAGGTTTCCCCTTTGTCGTGAGATAGTAGGCCTTTGACGTTTTCGAGGAAAAGAATCGATGGTTGTTTTTCCCTAGCAATCCGCATGATTTCAAAAAACAACGTGCCTCTTGTATCATCGAATCCTCTCCGCTTTCCAGCGATTGAAAAAGCTTGGCATGGGAATCCAGCACAAAGGCAGTCAAAATCTTCCAACTCTCCTGGATTGATTTTTCTGACGTCTGTGTATTCTGGTTCATGTCCAAAGTTTTTGGCGTAGGTTTGT